TTATTGTACAACGTTGACGCCGCATCCGCAAGTGAGGCTGCAACAAAAAACGCACAGTCTGCTACAGTCTCACAAAAATCTGGAATGAACACCGATTCGGTTAACAGTAAGTCAGGCACAAACGATGTTATCAACAGCGTCAAATCATTTTTGTATAGTCCCGGAGATTTATTAAAATTCAAACTTAAAATTTTAGGTGACCCAGATTATCTAATGCCATCGGTTGGCCTTGCTGGCACAAATGGTTTACAAAAATGGTACGGTGATAATCTTACAATTAATCCAAATAGTGGTCAAGTGTTTATTGAAATTTATTTTGAACAAGGATCAGATTATAATAACACTAGTGGTTTATTAATTCCTAATGGTGATATTCAGTTCATGAATTATCCAAAAGAATTAAAAGACAAAGTAAAAGGAATGGTATACATGTTAACCAATGTAACCAGCACTTTTAGTAAAGGTAAATTTGAACAGTCGTTGTCTGGTATAATTCCTGAATTTGCTAAAGGTGGAGAACCAACAACTACAACTCCACCTGTTGCACCTAATAGTAGGGCGGCAGCAAGCACCCCAGCCACTTCTACATCTAATACTGATTCTGATCCTAACACTAATGCTAACGAAGGTCCTGCAGATAACTCAACATCATCTGGAACTGCCTCTAGTAATGCAGGGGGTACTACTGACACAGTTGATAAAACACCAGTTGCCACCCCAACCAGTCAAGGTACTTCACCTGCAACTAGTCCGGAGACACCTTCAGCACCTGCTGAGCCACCAAAATTTGTAGCTCCTAACCCATCACCTACCGCAAGAACAACTCTTGGTGGTGCAAGGATTAAGGCTTATCAAGATGGATCATCTGTATCAGTACCAGTATTTTTACCAAGTGGAAAAGAATTATCAAACGTGTTAGGATGGGATGCACAAATGTGGGATGGTCAAATCGAATCTGCAAAACCACAAGACCTTGAAGTATTAAAAAGTTTGAAAGAAAGTTATGCCTCTGTAATTCAACCATTAGTAGACGATGTTACAGCTAAGATAGCAGCCAATGTTGCAGCCAAAACAGAACATGACAGCTTAATTGCTAATTGGGGTAAAACTGCAGGTACTGGGACAAGTACTACTACTGGTAAAGTAGCAGATGATGATTCTGGTGGATAAATTAAAAAGAGATAAAAATGAGTGAAGATATTCAAAAAGTACGTGGTACGCTTAGTAATTATAAAGATGATAGAGGTGGTGCCAATACAATTCCTAGCGCAGTACTTGGTATTGTTAAAGATAACATTGACACCACTCGCTCAGGAAGAATTAGAGTTTACTTAAAACGTTTAGATGCAGGTAACGAAGATGACCCTAATAGTTGGAAGTATGTAAGTTACTTAAGTCCTTTCTTTGGCTCAACTCCTAATACTGCTAGTTCTAAATCAGAAGGTGACTACTTAGGCAATCCGCAAAGTTATGGTTTCTGGGCAACTCCACCTGATATAGGTACAGAAGTCGTGTGTCTTTTCTTAAACGGTGTTGCCGATGCCGGGTATTACATTGGTTGTATTCCTACCCCAGGACTTACTCACATGGTTCCTGCAATAGGAGCAAGTGATAGCGTAATCATAAATAATTCCGGTGAAGCTGATTCATACGGTGGTGCAACCAGATTACCAGTTGGCGAAATAAACAACTCAAATCAAGCACAAGACAATAAGTCTTTATTGTCAGCCCTTTCACGACCTGTTCATAGTTATCAGGCAGCAATACTAAACAAGCAAGGTTTAATTCGTGATCCTGATAGGGGCACGATTGGTAGCTCTAGTGTACGTGAAAGTCCTAGTCGTGTGTTTGGTATAAGCACACCCGGTCGTCCTATATACGAAGGTGGATATGATGATACTACAATTGCGGATGCAGTTAAAGATGATTCTATTCCTGACAAAAACTTCAAAGTTGTTGGTAGACGTGGTGGACACAGTGTTGTATTAGATGATGGTGATTTGTCTAGTAAAGATCAACTAATGAGATTTAGAACTGCCGGTGGTCACATGATAATGATGAATGATAGTATTCAATCATTGTTTATTATCCATGCTAATGGTCAAAGTTATATTGAGCTTGGTCGTGAGGGTACAATTGATATGTACTCGACCAACAGTGTTAATATTAGAACACAGGGTGATTTAAATTTACATGCAGATAACGATATAAACATTCATGCTGGTAAAAACTTTAATGTTAATGCTGAAAACATAAAAACAGAAAGTTCTAAAGAGACCACTAGTTTTGTTGGCACCAATTTTAAACAACAAATAAAAGCTGATATGACTGTTAAAGTAGACAGTAAAATGAGTTTCACTAGTACCGGCGACAGTAGTTTTAAAAGTTCAGCAATTTCATATATTAATGGTAGTAAGATAAATTTAAATACTGGTTCAAGTGGTCTAGTACCGGGAGATGTTAAACAAATGCCACTAGTAGCACATACTGATACATTGTATGATAGCAAAAAGGGTTATGCGGCCGCCCCGGGTAAGTTATCTAGTATTACAAGTAGAGCCCCAGCACATAGTCCTTGGGCTTCAGCTGGTCAAGGCGTAAATGTAAAAACTGACATAAGTGCAGATTCAAACTTACCGGCTGCGCCATCGGCTAGTTTGTCTGCTGTTAATAATAGTACACCTGCAGTGCCACCAGCTGGTGTATCGGCTGCGCTATCTGCGGCCGCACCTAATGTACCGGCAATTTCAGCTAAATTTGATAAGGCTGCAACTAGTGCATTAGTTTCACAAATGGCAGTTGGTGCCGCTACTGGCTTAACTGCTGGTGCTGTAGCTGGCGCCGCAGGAATAGTTGATGTTGCTGGGCAAAAAGTAGCTAGTCTTGGTACATATGGATTAAACCCCACTCAACTTGCTAATTCCGGAGTGCTAAAAAAGGGAGCAGATATAGCAGTTAACGCCGCTGTTGCTTCCGGGAAATCATTAGCAGACGCAATGCCAACTAATTTGTTTACTGGGTTGAATGGAATTAAAAGTGCATCACAATTTATTGGTAGTTCGTCAGCACAAGCCTCATCTGCGGTATCATTGTTAAAACAAGGTTCAGACGCATTGAACGCTACTGGTATATTAGGTACTAATACAAGTCCAACACAGACGGGAGGACTGATGCTGTCTGCTGCCACTGCGGGTATTGATAAAACTCTTGACTATGTTAAGACAACTGCAGGTGCTTTGGGAACAGGACTAACCTTAGGAAGTCAAATAGGCGGACTTAAATTGCCTGGTAATTTATCCGCTATGTCGGGTTCAGTCAAAGACATTATTTCAGGTGGAAATTTTGCTGCCAATCTAGCAGATAAGGTAACTGGTCCTCTTAGTGGGTTGCCGGTTGCAGACCAATTAAAAGGAGCCGCTGCCGGCGCATTTGCAAAAATAACATCGTCTTTTAAATCATTTCCTAAGATTGGTGCACCTATTAACTTAACAGCAATTAAAGCAAAAAATGATGAAGATCAGGCAGCGGAAGATAGTAAAGATGAAGCACAAACTCCAGCACAAGTTGCCGCGGCCGCATCGTTGAATCAAAAGTTAACTAGTGCTCTGGGATTGCAGGCTGGAGGAACAACATCATCGGTGTTAGGCGGTATAGGTGATAAAATCAGAGCGGCAACTTCTGGAATTACAGATCCAGTCAAACTAGCGGGTGCTACAGTAACTGCTTTGGGAACTGCTACTAAAGGTTTTGGAATAGATACTAGTGGGTTGAGTAACTTGCCAGGTGGAGCATCAGCAATATCTAATGTAGTAAATTTAGGCCCAGTCGCAAAAGCTATTTCTAGTGATTTAACTAGTGGCTTAAATGTTAGTAGTGTTACCGGAGCCGCAAACAAATTAGTATCAGGTGCAATAGATATTCCTGGGCTGCCTAACATACCCGGTATTCCTAATGTCCCGGGCAGTGGAGAATTAGCCGGAGCTATTAGTAAAATTTCTGGATCGTTGTCAGGCCCAATAGGTGGGGTCACTAACGCATTATCCGGGATAAAATCTAAGTTGAGTGGTACCGGTGGACTACAAGCATTGGCTGGCTTGGGATTAGGTACCAAAGGACTATCATTGTTAAGTGGTAGTATCAATTCAATTGGTACAGGTGGAGCAGTTGAAGTCAAGTTACCAACTGTAGCTAAAGATAGTTTTGATTTTGGCCCTATGATGGCTCAAGCTAAGTCCCTATTAGGTAATCCTAAGATTCCACCATTGTCATTTGGAACCATTCCATCCGGATCATTTAAGATGCCAACTTCTGCTGAAGCAGCCGCTTATGATAAATTGAAGGCAGAATTGACAACACAAGAAGATTTACAATTTGATTTGAGAAAATCATATTTAGATTTGAAAATGAAAAATGGTCCAGACGATCCTGCAACTACAACTGCGTATGCATCATGGCAGGACAATGCTAAAAAAATCGAAACAATAAAGCAAGATATGTCTAAAGCAGTGACATAAATATACTATAGGGATACATATGGCAACATACATTGGGTTTAGTACAAAAAACGTTAACGCTATTAGAAAAACAGTACCCACTGGTACGGATGGCGGATCTACTATATTAGCCAAATCAGGATCACGCAAACGTTTCAAACTAACAGATGAACAATTAGTAATTAATGATCTTATCAATGCTTTAAACATACCCCAAGGACAAAAACCCGGCAAACCTAGCTACGGCACCACACTGTGGTCTTTCATTTTTGAACCAAATACATTAGATGTTAGACAAGCCTTAACTGCTGAAGTCCAAAGAGTTGCACAATTGGATCCTAGAATTGAGTTAAATTCAATAGAAGTGTATCATCAGGATCATGGCATATTGATACAACTTGAAATGGCAATTGCCCCCTTTAATGACGCTATGACGTTTAATCTATTTTTTGACCCCAAGACAAATTCAGTCTACGGTAGTTAAAACTCTCATTTTTTAGTATGATAAATACATAAAAGAGAAATAACTTATGGCCACAAGTTCAAGACAATCTAGTATTTTTGGTGTAAATGATTGGAAAACAATCTATAAAAC